CCCTGATACTGCAACCGTGGGCGGAGCATTGCTTTCCAAGATTTCAAAATCAGCTATTACCAATCCCGTTACTCCAACACCAGTACCTCTAGCTGTTACCTTTACAATAACAACACCTGTTGCAATAACATAAGGTGTAGTAATCCTAATATCTAAAGCGGCAGGACTGAAATCCTGTATATCGCTAAAGTTAAAATCTGGATTAATAACTACCACATCTTCAAACTCGCCATAGTTTTGGAAAAACAAGTAAACAGGATATGATAATGATTTATCCTCTGGCGGTAATCCGGCCTTTGTTCCTATCTTAACTCTAAATCCTTTTAGCGTTCCATCCGCTTTTCTTGTGGCCCAGAAAGAACCATCTTGAAAGAATGGAAAGAACTCATACCAGGAATCCTCCAAAGCGTGTAACTGTTTGTAATCACATAACGAAGCATCCAGTCCTATCATTCCCGATGGTATTGGCTTACCTGTTATTGATTTCTGTCCTAACTGAGAAGTGGTAATTTCCACGTCATCAGTAGTATTCTCAAATGAAAGTATTGGCATTGCAAGAACACTCCGACTCGCTGTTGCTCCCGAAGCAACTGCAACGTGCCATGTCGAACTAGATACAATTGTAGTATCTGTCCAGGTCTCGCCCTTATCTTGTAATGCCACACCATTCATCTTTTCCAATAGAGAGGCGCAAGACCCCCACCCATTGAAATATGCATTTGCACAACTCATAATTTTATATTTTTAACATTGTTTAATTATTCTTAAATTCAATCCACTAATAACAATGGCATCCAAAGCATCATTGCCTATATTGCCGCTATTACCAAACTCATCCTCCTTGCCCCAGTACAACCGATCTATTTTCGTATGTTCGTATAAATCACTTGAAACATATCGACTTCTTTTAATATGTTTAATCAATGCTTCATACAACGGCTGTAATGTAGGCGTGAAAGTGTTAGTGTATCTGTTTGGTGCTGTGTATGTCTTTGAGGTTTCGGTCATAATGACCAGGGTGATGTTTTCTACTGTCGTAGTATTAACATCCGTTTTTTCCTCAAAATCTTGATACAAAGCAATTAAAGGGTATTTACTATATTTAAACGTTTCTGACTTTGACTTCTCAGATAGTATATTAAATATTTCCAACGGGTGACCATATAAGTAGTACCCACTACCAAACTCAGCGATAGCCTTGTCTGCAATATCTTTTATTATATCTACAAATGTCATATTCCAAATACGTTAGTTGATTCAATCGGACTAAATAACCACTCCGGGTAATCTGCCTCATTTTCAAGTAAGAAATTATATGCGGATGGTTCGTAACTGTCTTGGCCCGAATATCCGTATAAATCCCTTAATTTATTCCAAGCATTAACCATTTTTACAGTAGGATTTGCTATCTCTGCATTTTCTCCTATTGATTTCAGTTCTCCGGATTTGGTCGTAAAAGTTGTATTGTCTTTCAACCATAAATAGTAAACATAGTACGCAATCAAAGAAATAAGATCAGTATTTTTAAGGCCATTCCATTTAATTGTATAACCATCTACATCGTATTCAACACCCTCAACCAAATCTAATATCCGTTGTGGTGAGGTTACAGCATTATAGGCATCTACTAACTTCCAAATCTCATAGCCTAATAACTTAATTAGTATGGCTTTCTCATTAGTAGCTATATAAGCCGTCAAATCGCTGTATGTCGAATCCGGTATGTTTATATCCTTAACGAAATATGTCTTATCAATTAAACTCATTTCTTAACTTTTTTACGTTTCTTTACAGGTAATTTCACCAGACCTTTAGCACTATAACTTTGTGCTACTGGCTCGCTTAATAGCATGGTGGTACCAGGTAATCTCAACCCGGTCTCACCTGCTAATTTTATAACTGTTACTTTTACCTTTTTCATTACTCTTTCCTAAATGAATAGTGCGTTTTGAATCGACTTGTTTCAGATCCAGTTGATGTCATTAATAGTTTAGCATAACTATAATTGAAATCAGTTGCTAATATCCAAATTGAACCGTCCGCTGTTAAGGCTGCCGTAATTGAATCTCCGGTATCTATATAAGTAACCGCATCATTTGAGCCAAGTAAAGTAGCTGTATATGTTCCCGTTCCGGATATTTCATCAACTACAATCTGAAATCTTAAATTCATAGTATTAGGTGATTTAATCCTAATCAAAGCATCCAATGTTTCACCATCTGTTAACGTGTCTGAGTTATCCCAAAACGTTCCCTTAGCATCTCCTGAAGTTGTTACTGAATAACTGTAATCTGACTGCGCCATCCCGATCATCCCGATCAGTAATATGGCAATAAGTAGTGTTAACTTTTTCATGATTATGCTCCTGTTGATATTGCTGCTAATTCAGTTGATAAAACACCTTTCATTAATGCGTTGGCATTGTAAACAGGAAGCATAACTTTTGCCTCTAGTTTAATTGTTACCAAATCACTAATAAAGTTACTTGCGTGTGCATCCGTGGCAAGAATCTCAATTGGGCCATTAAACAATAATTGCATGTAAGATGGATTAATTGAGGCTACCAAGAAATTATCTACCACTATATCCGAGCTTTCAATTTGCTTCATTCCAAAAGCTCCGGTATAACCTTGTGCGTTTGGCTGTAAGAAAGTAGCTGGAGTTATGAAGTTTGAAATGGTATCTTTTGAACTGGTCAAAATTGTACCCGTGTAAGGATTTACCATATAGGTGTTAGCTATTATATTGTAAAGCCCGGCCATTTCACCCTTAACACAATTGAACACGTCAAAGTTGTTAGGGTTTGCAATTTTACCGTCAAAGTTTGTGCCTGCATAACTGTTGGCAAACTCAACTAAGCCTTTCAGAGCGTTGTCCCCTGCCATTCCTGCACCTGATCCGGCACCGGCAATACATTCTGTGTTTAACTCTTCAATAAACTTTTGCATTAACCAGTTTTGTACAAACTGATTTAACCAAGGTGCATTCTGTAATGCCGAACGACTAATTTCAATGAATGTACTGATCCGGGTAGCGTATGCCGTTCCCATTGTGAAGGCCATTGTGCTTTCATTCGCTGCTGAATTTTCGGATTCATGAGTCATTGCATCCGTTTCAGCACTTCTGTATGGATATTGCAAAGATGAGCTTCCAATAGTTCCAGTAGGTAAAAGCAACCTCACGTCAAACTCTTCAACTGGGTCTAACTGTGGTGATTGAAAAGCAAGGGGAGTTTGAGTAACTGCACCCGCACCATTCGTGCCAGTAAAAGCAACATCTTTGGTGTCAATTGAAAACTTTGCTTTAGTTGTATCACCGTTTGCAAATGCTTTGAATTGTTCGGACTGTAATCCTTCAGTTAATTTATTTCTGAATGATTTTGCCTCTGGATTTGGATTGAACGCTGTTTTTAGCGTTGTTATTGTTTCGCCCTGAATCTTGATAGTATCTGTAAATGATTCAAGTTGTTTAACCATCTTTTGCATTTCATCACCATTGGTGGTTACTTTGCTTAAAATGTCTTTGTTCTCTACAATCATATCGGCTTGGAGCTGTCTTAAGTCGCCCTTTGCCGCTGTTCCTGAAAGGAGATCATTATACTTTGCAAATTGTTTATTTAACAATGCTGCAAATTGTTCGGGGTCGGTTACTTCCGTTGCTCCGAACTTTTTTTCATCTGCCATAATTTTTTATTTAAAATTTAATTAAGTTAAAAATAGTTTGCATTGCGGCTTTGTCATCGAGTGTCACACGTGACGGCTCTAAAAAAAGTGCTTTCTGTGCTTTGGGAGTGGTTTGACCCGGCTCGCCTTCTTTTACTTCTATTGTTGGTGTATTTCCGTTTGAACTCCATGTAGTAATAGTCGAAATTTCAAACATTTTGTATTCTAAAATATAATTAATCCCATCAATTATTTTCTGCTTAATAGGTATAAATCCAAAGCTATGATTGTTAATCATATCATCTTCGTACATTTTGTATATATCTTCGCCCATTACTGTGCGAGCTATCTTTGACCAAAAGTAATTGCCATGTGCATCTTCTCCGATTTCCTTAATTTTACCTATTGTCAACACCTCAGGATTACTTTGAAATGAATGATTTAAGAAGTGTCTAATTATATCTTTGCCTCCGGGACCATTTTCTCTTATCGTTTTAGTGCCTGCACCTTTCACAATTACGTCACCATCCAAGTCAATATTTCCAAATGCTGAATAATAAGCCTTCACCATTCTTTTTTTACCGTCAATGTCTGCAACTTTACATATAAGTTGTTTTATTTTCTTTTCCATCTTCTTGCTCGTTTATTGTAGTAATAGTATCAATCGGCTGTAATGCTGATTTTTTATAGTATTCATCTTTTGGTGGATTAGTTTCGTCAACTTCACCATATATTTCTATTGCCGCTCTATATGGTGTAATTAACCCATAATCTATTTGCTTAATAACCATATCTGTTAACCTAGCTTTGTCAGCTTGCAACGCCTCAACTTGTGACCAGTCCGGTACAATCATATCTCCATCGAAATACGGACGCAGCCATGTGTTAATATCATTATATAAATCATCAACCTTTGGCTTAATTACGTTTTTCATAAACGCTTTTTCTGCCTCTGCTTTATTAGCAAACGTGCTTCCCTCAGTTGAGAATATAACCGGATCAAATCCGTTAAGCTGACACAGTTTTGTAAAACTATATTTTGCGTTCTCAATTATCTGAAGTTCAGCAATACCCAGCGTCATCTGCTGCCATGATAATTTCTGGGTAGTTGCTATTATCTTATCCTGATCACTACCTAATCCGTATGAGCTAGCCAATTTCTCTTTTATTTCTTTCGTTTGCTCATAATCTGGTATATCTGATTCATTCGATAATACTCCCATTGCACCACGACTACTTATAATGCTTGTCTTTGCATCATATATAGCTTTCAATTCGGTACTTATTTTTTCGCCCGGTATGTATTTAGATATGCCATAAATATAACTTCCATCAATATATGATAATGCAAAGTTGCGTTTGTGTAATACCGTTTCCGGATCGTGGTTGTAAGTGTTGCCTCCAAGTATCATTTGATATGCAGCTACTTCATTCATCCAGTCAGGTAACTTCTTATCATTTAATAGTACTATCTGAATATACGCAGCTGGTAGAATATACAGACTTGAAACTGTCTGCATCCCATTAGGCTGTATTAATGAAAGGTAAGAATTGCCTAATAACTCATAATAAGCTGTGAATTGTTTTATTAATTCCTGCCAATTTTGATAGTAATTAGGCTGGTCCACTAAGCTAATAAGGTCTTTATTCTTTGATTCTTTGCCTGTTTTTGTGATTAACTTAACGGGTATGTTAGCAATTATCTGACTAACATAGTCGGTAATCATGAATATATCTGGAACAGTTGAGGCTGTTTCTATTATTCCGGCATTGGTAGTGTCACTAATTGAATTAACGCCCCAAAAGTTTGATATTACATTGTTTAACCAAAACTTAACGCCTTTTGTTTGTAATGGTTTTCTGTTTGTTTTAAATGCCAAATTGAACTCCATTCGCAGTTTTATTAGTAAAACAACAAATGTATATTAAAATTAACAATAAAAAAAGGTTATTTATAATAATTATAAATAAAGTTATTCACATAGTAAACGCAACCCTTGAGACTATATACACAAAATATCCGGCTGCATCGGTTTGGTGATCAAAGCCGCTTTGTTTATCAGGCTCATTATTCTTGTATGCAATCTTCTCAAGTGATTCCGTTAACTCCGGGCAATTGTGTGAGTTCACCAGGTATGTTTTATCCCTGAATGCTTTGTTCATTGCATTAACCCTATCTCTTACAAATGGGTTTTTGTTAGG